TTGGTAGGTGTCTTTTAATTTTTTGCTTCATTTTGTTTTCGGGCGTGTCGTCTGTTTGTTTGTGTTATAGTGTAGTTATCAACTTCAAGGGAAAGGAAAAATAAAATGGAAAATCATAAGCAAATCGCAGGGGAATTGGGCGTTAATGCCGAGGAAGTGCGTGAATTGATGGCACGCGCTTGTGTTGATTGGTGAATTGAAGAGGGGAATTGACATGTGGTATTTCATTATTGCTGCCGACGGTTTTCAGGTGTTTGAGATTTTTCCTGACTGCGTGAAACCGAGTAGGAAGCGTTACACGTCTACTCTTAAGGCTTCATTGGATGGTGTTCTGTCTTATATTCGTGCCGCCTATGAGGGCATGGATGTGAGCGTGGATATTGATAATGCCACGTTTGACATGGATGGTACTATGGTTGGCGTGGTGAAGGTGGTGTTGGTATGATGATGTGTATGGGTATTGTTGTTGTTCTGTTTGTGGTTCTGTTGATCATGGTGAGTGCCGTTGTGTTTTGTGAAGCGCCGCGGGACGTGCGTGACGTGTTCTGCTTTTTGGCTATGCTTGTTGTGAGCGTGGTTATTGTATTGGTTTTTGTCGTGAAAGGTTTTTGAAATGGCTGGTCATGATATGAAGGTTGCTACGTTTTCCTCGCAGTTTGTGGGGGGTAATGTGGAGTTGTGGTATTGTCCACATGGCCAACGATACGAGCTGAGGTATGCTGTCCAGTTCCGTGCACCGTGTGGCGGGGTGTGTGGCGGGTCGGCCTTGTGTGCGTATGATGCGGGGGACGGCTCCCAAGTGGTTGATTTGATGCTGGACGCTATCGACATTGCTCAAACTCCTCTCTTGGATAGGGGTTGATATGTATTTTCGTGGTTGGATCCATTCGTGGGTGTGTGGCGATTGTCCTAGTGCTGACTTGTACTGGCGTTTAAGAGCGTTTTGGGCTGGGGTGAGACATAGGGGTAACGCTTTTGCGTCGCCGAAACGGTGTCCAAGTACGGACCTATGGTTTGACATGTGGTGGCTCGGTGTCGAGTCTACTAACGAGGAAGTGGAGTTTTAACTATGTATGAAACTTTTGTTGCATTGGCATATCTGAGACATGGTGATAAGCCGCCTATCGAAGTCGGCTACACCACCTCATATGATAAAGCCGCCGAGCTGGTACGTAAGTGGGCGGCGGTGCCGTCTCGCACGAGGAATATCGCATATTTTAAGGTGGAAAGAAGGTATTATGTTTAACCGTGGGGATGACCGCACGCCAATATATCGACTGCGCCGGTTTGATGATGCGATCATGGAATCATCTCGTATCGTCAAGGCTACGCGGGGGCATACCTGTGAATTGAATTTGAAACGGTATGATATGGGTTATGGCGATTTTGAATCGTGCTGTAGGGCGGTCAATATGCTGTGCGAACTGTGGCGGGAAGCGTCTAGCGCATGGTTTACGCAAGCGGTGATCACTGTCTCACAGATTTGCGGAAGCATGTGTATTGGTGATGGACTCGCCGTCGCATTGTCCCGCACGTATGACGTGGAATATTTGGACGGCACGGTGAATTCGCCAAACTTGATTGCATGGTGTGCCGTCTGTGCGGTCAAGGGTGCCACCTCGTATGACTGTTGCACGGTTTTTGACAGTCCGCAAGCGCAAAACCTTATTATTGCCGTGTTTAAAAATTTTGACAGACTGGACACGACTCGCTATAATGACAGTGAGTTAGAAAAAATCTTATTGCAAGGGAGGTAAAAATTGGCTAGAACCAAAACCGACATTTTCCGTACGCGCGTCTACGCCGTGCTCAAGGGTATGGAACTTGTTGACGGTGATTTTATGGAAGCCGAGCATGTTATCGACGGGCGTTTGAAGGATGCTCGTGCGTATTCGATTCGTGCGAAAAAACTGTTTCCTAATTTCATTCCACGGTCTATTAATATTTTTTCGCAAAAGGTTTCCATGAATGAGGAGACTTTTTACAAGTACGCTACTTTTGAGGAACCTCAGAAATGGAACCCCGAAGAACATACAAACAAACGACACGCCGGCATTGAAAATAATGACGGCATGTGATATAAAAGATTTTAGGCATAAGCCTGAAAACAAAAAACAATAACCATAAGGGAAGGTAAAATATCATGGAAAACACCAACACCGCACTTGTTGCATTCAATACCGAATCCACCGAACTCGGCACCGTCCAGCATTTTATCGACACTTCCACCCGCGAAGGCAAGATCAAGCTCTACTCGGCATTGCAGAACGCCGAAAAGCTCGACGAACACCTCAACGAACCGTTGAACATGGTGAACGCAGTCGCACAGGCCGTACAGGTCACGGACGATCAGACGGGCGAAATCTCCAACACCGTGCGTGTCATCATCGTGACCGATGACAACAAGGCGTACGCCGCCACCTCCCCCACTCTCGCCGCTGGACTGAACACCATGTTCGGTATTTTCGGAACCCCGAACACTTGGGACGCGCCATTGGCTATCAAGGTGGTGGAACGCCGTTCTCGTCGTGGCTTCAAGTTTTTCAGCATTGAGCCGGTGGACGAGCAGGAAACCAAGTGAACTTGCTATAATAACTGAGTAGCGTTCGTTCATAGAGAGCACCCACTTTGGGTGCTCTCGCCATCTAAAAAGGGTGCGCACTATGTCCCGAAGCCGTAAGCAGAAGCATATTAAGGCACGTCAGGCCGCGCAAGCCCGCGCCGCGCGTAACATCAAACAGCTTGGCGCTTACTCCCACTCGAATCTCGCCAAAACTGCAGACCAGCAATTAGTCAATATCGCCAAAACCTTAGGCAGGGAGTGGGAGCGGCAGAAGAAACAGGCCATAGCGGAAGCGAAGGCAACCCCTTATCACGCTACTGCCGTGGAAAAGCCGACGAAAAAAGATTACATGTTTGCCCAGCGCACGCCCATCACCAATGCGCAAATCGACGCGGAACCGGTGGCAAAACGGCGCAAACTCTTAAGGCAACAGCAACGGAAAATCAACGCGGCACGCAGGAAGATCAATGAATGGAACAAGGCGCAAGCCATGCCCCAGCGAAGCGTGTTTGATCAGCGCGTGGCAGAACTTGGAGGCAGTACGGGCGAGGGTTTCGGACGTAATCAGATCATCCCGTCAAAGCTTACGGACTTTTTGCAAATGACCAATGTGTTGAGCGATGAGGCATTCGTTCGCTCTCAATTGGAGAGCGGACACCGTGATGAATTGCGTGAGCAGATGCATGATGTGGCTGAAATACTAGGGTTGCGCACCGAACAGAAACGCAAACCGTCCAAAAAGTCGAGAACGGGCAAACAGGACAAAGACTTGTATGGCGATCATGATTGGCCGTCCTATATGTCGCGCGGACGCTATGAAGTGTTCGAGAAAATCTTGGCTACCACGCTCGGCTCGAAACGGTTGAAACGGTTCCGTCAACTGTCAGCCGCGCAAAAACGCGCGTTCATCGAACAGACAGACGCCCCCCGTATCGTGTTCGATTGGACGGTATATGACCCCGTCCGCCACGGTCTCACGTCGGTGTTCCGGGACAACAGCGAGGGGTATCAGCGCTCACGGCGGCAGTTCGACCGGTGGCTGGCGGAGGCTGGCGCACTGGAAAAGTAGCGGCCATCAATCAAGGGAAGTTATACTATGGTAGTGCAGGATAATAGGGTGGGATTATGGTGTGCGGATAACGTCATACGATTCACGGACGGCACTGTCTTACGTGACATTGCCGCCCCTAGTCGTCTGTTGGCGTCCATCATGACGGGCGGCAAATTCACCGTCTATGTGACTGACTCCGACATGTTAGACCCGTTCGTGGCGCATGTCGTACACGCATTGCCTCACAATGAGCATAATGCTAATCTGAGCTGGGACGCGATTATCTCGAAAAAGGGTAAATTTTTCAGCTTCACCGCGAGGATTGATCGTAATAATTCCGCACGATTTTTCGACATTTCCAATCTCTTGCGGGAAAACTGCCGTCTCACCATGCCCGATGCCCAGCTACTCAATATTCTACGCGAGTACGATAATCGCAACTTGTGCAAGATCACGGCAGGCGGCGCGAGCATGGAGGCTTTTGCGGCTGGTGAGTGGAAGTGGTATTACGACAAATTCCCCCAACTTGAAGATGAGACTAAAAAGTCACTGCATGAGGCCTACATCGGCGGATTTATGATCGTCAAAGAAGGCATGTACGGTAAGGCTATCGACGTTGACTGCAATAGCATGTATCCAAGTATTTTGCGGGATGAATGGCTCCCATGGGGAACACCCGAGCAGTATGAAGGCAAATACGAAGAAGATAGCGACATGCCACTGCACTGTGACGAACTCACGTTTCGCGCGGACCTCAAACCAAACGGATACCCCTTTTTATTGGACAATCGCAGTGTCTACGGACTTAATAGGCTCACTTCCACCCGTGGCTACATCACCCGCGTATTGACTGACATAGATCAACAGCTTTTATACGAGAATTATGACGTGAGCGTGTACAAGCATGTAAGGGGGTGGAAGTTCCGCCGCTCCAAAGGCTTTTTTCGCTCGTTCGTGGATGAATGGGGGGAATTGAAGCAGAAGGCGACGGGCGAGAAGCGACAAATGGCGAAACTGATCATGAACGCTCTCGTGGGGAAGATGGCGAGTCTGCCCAAAGGTTCCGTCATGCTCCCCACGTCTAAAGATGGTATCACCCTCGATTGGGATATTGCGCAACGTGAAGAGTCGAATTTGAAAACCGACTTTTTGCCCGTGCCTGTGTGGGTCAATGCCTACGCAAGAAAAAAGCTTATGACCGTCTGCCATGCGAACGATGATAGATTATTGTATGCCAATACGGATGGGTGCATCCTATCAGGCTGGGAACCGGTACGATCATGCGAGATCCATTCGACCGAACTGGGTAAGTGGAAGATCGCCGCCCGATACGAAAAATTGACCATACTCGGTATGAACCGATATCAAGGATGGAGGGAGGACGGGGAGGTTGACGTATGCATGGCCGGAAACATGTTCTCGCAGCCCATCCCCTACGAACGGTTCCGGCATGGCGTGCAAGTCGTGGATGATTACGGGACAATGGTCATGCTATAATGCCTATTGTCTTCTGAGCGTCGATTTTCGACTGGGAATAACACGTGATCGGACTGCTACGGCTGAGAATGCCGCCGACCGTGAACATCACTATCGTGGCGGTAGTGCCCTACGATCTTCAACCCGCGCTCACATAAGACAGTTTCGACCCCGCGTGATTGCGGGGTCATTTATTTTCTCCCGCCGCATGATATAATTTTGATGGAAACATTACCAATATGAAGGGAGCTTTTGTATGGCAGACCCAAACAATGACGGCGAGGAAAACACTACCCCACCGCCAACCGAAGAAGAACAGCAGACCGAAACCGTGGATGATGAGGTCAAACCGAAGGAGCAGGAACCGGAACCGAATCAGGAGCCGGACGTTTCCGCACGACTCGACTCCATCGAAAAGGAATTGGCCACCCTCAAGTCCATGATGGACATGCTCGGCTACAATGACCCCACCCCGTCTGACAATGACGGTGACGGTGACGAAACGCAAGGGTCCATCGAAGACCTGTTTGACTAAAATAGTTAGGAGATAATATATAATGTCTAATATTCGACCGTTAGTCGGTAAGGGTGACGTTGAGATCTTCAACGCAGTCCGAAATGCAACCAGCCCACAGTTCCAGACCCGTATTCCGAGCGCAACGCAGGGCAATATTCGCAACGCGGTGGACACCATGCGCAACTTCCCTTATCTGCGTGACGAATTCACCGGTGTTCTCATTCAGCGTTTGATCGGACTCTATATCCAGCACGCCGACTGGGATGACCCGTTGAAGCTCATCGGCTCCCCCCGCACGCTCAAGCGGTATGGCTCCACGTATGAGCAGGCAGCTGTTGGCTTGGTCAAGGCTCGCACACGCAATTTTAACAAAGAATATTTGGGTGATGATGTGTATGGCCGTTACTCGCTGCCAACCGCGTCCGTATTCCATCCCCTTACTTTCGACCACTACTATCCGGTCACCATTCCCGAAGACGCGCTGTTGACCGCATTCGACGGCGAGTCCGGCATGTCGGATTATATTGCTGAGATCATGAACGCCCCTATCCTCTCGGACAGGAACGATATGTATTTGATGAAGACGCAGTGCTTCGCGGAGTACGCACGCAAGGGCGGGTTCTACCGCGTTCACACTCCGGACGTTGGCAGGGCGGATTCCACGGAAGCGGACGCAAAGGGATTGCTGCGACTTATCCAGCAGGTGGCGAACGAACTGAAGGCGTCTCCAATGTCGGCCATGCCGCGATACAATGCCATGTCTTGGGTCACTCCATGGCGCGATAGCGAAGCGATCTTGTTCGCCACGCCGCAGGTTATCGCCGCGTTGAACGTGGAAGCATTGGCCGCCGCCTTTAATATTGATAAGGTTAATGTCCCGTACCGCATTATTCCTATCCCGGAAGACATGTTCGGTATCGGCGGACAGGGCGGCAAGGTTCAGGCCGTCCTGACCACCGAAGACTTCTTCTTCTGCTGGGATGAAATGTTGGAGACCGCCAATTCCCCCGTGAACCCGATTGACGGCACCCGCAACATCTTCTACAAGCACCGTGGTTCCATCACTCCTAACCCGTTCGCTAATGCCATCCTCTTCTGGACTGGCGAAGGCTCTTCTGAGTCCGTGACGTTGCCGGACACGCTCACCACTTCCACGCCGGTGTTCGAGCTGCGCGTGAAGAAGTACGGCCAGAACGAGGTCACCCCCGAAAACGTGTCCCGTGGCGACTTGGTGCAGGTAGTGTCTACTATTACGAGCGCCAACAAGGAGTCGGCAACCTTCCAGCCAAAGGGTATTACGTATGCTGTTGAGGGTGCGACCTCCCAGTTCACCTCGATTGATAACGACGGTATTCTGCGTTGCGGTTTGGACGAAACCGCCGAAACGCTTAAGGTTACCGCCCAGGCCACCTACATCAATCCGGCCACGCCTGAGGTCGATCAGACGGTTTCCGCCGCACTGTCCGTGCCAGTGGTGGGCGAATGGCTGGGAGGCTGGAAGACTGGAGCCATTGAATCAATTGAGATTCAGGGTGGAAAGACGGTCAGGGTCAACGGCCATACCGCGCTCAAGGCTATTGCCACCAAGACTGACGGCAATAAGGCGGACGTGACCAATCTCGCCACGTGGTCGGTAGCCCAGAACGCGACCATCACCCCTAACGGCGTATTAACCGGAACCGGTGTAGGAGCGGCCGCCGTCACTGCAAAGTTTGCAGGAGCGGAGGGGACGGCGCGGATCACAGTCGCCAGCTGACATTAGGCGATGGCAGGTAAAATAGGTGCGAGAGGATAATTCTCGCACCTATTGTTTTTAGGAGGATTTTATGAGCGCAAACGATCTGTCCATCAATTTCAGCTATGCAAAATGGACACCAAACACCCGTTTTAAACTTTGCAACGTGCCGTGGGACATGGGGTACAGGGATATAGTCAAATGGGATAGAAAGTCTCAAAAAGCGTATTTCGACCGTTTGGAGGGTATCGAATTTACCGACTGTACCATGGCCAAGTATGGACTGCCAGTACGATTGCCGGTACCTTTCGCACAAGCAAGCCAATACAATTATCTGATCGCCACCAACGACTATGACTTCGATACCCCTCGCAGCTGGTATTATTTTATCCAGACATGCGATTACGTCAACGCCAACACAACCCAGCTCAATATCCAATTGGACGTGTGGCAAAGCTTCCAACACGATATCCAACTGGGTAACGCCTACGTGGAACGAGGGCATGTGGGGGTTGCGAACGAAAACGCTTGGAAGGACTGGGGTAAAACCTACCTCGATCTGCCCGAAGGACTCGACACCGGCAAATGCACCGTACTCACCAACGAATCATGGAAGCCGTTAATGGGCGTAGTGGACGGTCATAACCTCAAATTCGGCGTCATCATACTCTCCACCACCTCCCTATCCGTGGATTCCGGCACCAAAGACAACCCAACCATCCAGTCAGCTAGTGGCAGCTTTTTCGAATCACAGGCAAATGGAACGGAAATTTACTACCTCGACAACCCACTGGACATTGGCAGGTTTTTCGACGGTGGAGCAACCTCACCATGGGTAACACAGGGCATTTGCGGAATTTTCGCGGTACCGCCACTGCCTGACAAGCTTACCCGCTGGGGTGCGAAAGTCACGAAACTTTTCGGCAAGGACACGCATTTTATCGGCAATTGCTGGAAAATGGGAGCAAGCGCAACAGACAGTTCGGACAGGTACGACGATATTATCAACATCAAAGATTTTCGCACCATGTTCCAACTCCCCGAACGCTACCGGTACCTGAAAAAGTTTCTTACCTCCCCTTACGCCTATGTCGAATGCTCGTGCCTTAACGGGACCGTCATTGCATATGAGCCTGAGCAGATCCCCTCCGCTGATCTGATTATCCGTGAATCATGGAATTACGCGCCGCCGTCGCCCCGCCTGAACTTTTATGCACGCGGCTATCATGCAGGAAGTCTTGGAGATCGTCAGCCATTGCCAAACGGGCTCGGTTTGCCTATCGATACGGGTGAAATGCTCAACGCATCCTTTGGCATCACCAATTTTCCAACGTTCATGGCCGTCAACAACGGATCCGCCTTGGCGCTTGCGAACAGCGCCTACACACGCCAGTACGCGCAGCAAAGCGCGGATTGGGGGTATCAGAAAACCCAAATGGGCATCAACAACGCTTACGCTCAGGCCCAGGTCGGCACCCAATACGCAAGTGCGCAAAACCGGCTCGGCACGTCGAACCGGAACGCCATGAACGCGATCAGCAACCAGAGTGCGCAGATGGGCACCGATCTGACGTTGAAAAACCTTGGATTCAACAATCAAATGGCACAGCTCAACACTATCGGGTCGGGTGTGGCAAACGCGGTTGGCTCCGCCGTCACCGGTAATATAGGAGGTATGGCCGGTGCTATAGCGGGCACCGCGATAGGCGCATGGACGAACCAGCAAACCTACAATAATAACGTCTCAACCGCCAACCAGCAACTGGCGAACACACAGACCACCAACAATGCCAGCACCTCACAGGCCAACGCCTATAGTCTCGCGCAAACCAACCTGTCCAACCAGCAAACCATGCAATTCGCGGATATGAACCGGCAGTTGGCGCAGGCCACCGCGCAAGGCGATTACGAAAACACGATCGCCGGTATCAACGCGCAGGTGCAACAGACGCAGACCGTGCCCCCTACCACGTCGGGCGCGCTGGGCGGTGACGGCTTCAACTTGGCCAATGGCCTGATTGGCGTCATGGTGCGTTTCCGGCAGATTCCACCGGCAGCCATGCAAGCGATTGGAGAGGTGTGGTTAAGGTATGGCTATTATGTGCAGCGGTTTATGAGACTGCCGGATAATCTTATGGCCATGAGCAATTTCACATACTGGAAGCTGCATGAGCTGTACGTGCGTAGCTCGACGTGTCCGGAAGAGTACCGCCTGACCGTCAAGGGTATTTTTGAATCCGGCGTGACGGTATGGACCGACCCCAACAAGATTGGCGTAACGGATTATGCGGACAATGTGCCACTAGCCGGTATCGCATACTAAAGGGTATAATGGAGAGAGCGTATTAAACTCTCTCCATTATTATTTTTTTAGGACGGTGACCATGGGTAAACGTAACAACGCACGCAAGGCCGCGCACTGGGACAATCAGAGCGTGCTCGGCAGCATGTGGGGCAATTTGAATCTGCCCGAAATGCGACAATCATTACGCATCAATCAATATATGAAATTGATCGAAATGTTGGCCGTAAGCCGATTCAAGTGGATTAACCTACCCCCGTATATTGATGAAAGATATTTGGAATTGACTTTGTTTGAAAACGGGTTGGCTCTCTTTTTCCCAGACAAGCGCAAGGGCGTGAACCGGTTTATGGTCACGTCAGGCAATATCGGTGGGGTAAACAATTATAACAACCCGACATCATTTCAGCCCGTGGCTACCAGCTATTCACACCCGCAGATCGGAAGCAAGGAATGCGTACCCATTTGGGACAACCAATTACGGTGCACTATGATCGATGTCATGTGGAATTATGCTATGCGATTGGCTATCGCAGACCGCGCGTTGGACGTGAATTTGGACAATATCAGTGTACCGTTGATTATCGCCACGTCCGAAACCAACAAGCTCACCGCGCAAAATTTGATGAAGGCTCGTGAGGACGGCGATCCCTATATTTACGCCTACGATTCGGCGGACATTACAGGCATGTTCCAAACATTCCCCAACGTCACCCCTTTTCTTGCTGACAAGATCATCACCACGAAAACCCAGATATGGAACGAACTCGTAAACTACTTGGGTATCGACAACAGCACCACCGAGAAGAAGGAGCGGTTGCTTGAGTCGGAAGTGACGGCAGGAAATTCGCGTACAAACGTGTTCCGCCTGAGCTACCTGAAATCACGTCAGCAGGCGTGCGATACGATCAACCGGTTGTGGCCGCAAATGGCCGACTGCGGCTACCCCATCGGCATCGAATGGAACGACACCACGTCCGGTGGTCTACTGGATGTGGAAGGCAACAAGGAGGAAGAATAATGGCACAGGACTTGAGCATGTACGCCATCAGGGACAGCATGGCCGACTACACGTTGACGCTCGGCAATCTGATAGACCGTGGCTTCGATACGGACGAAAAATTGCATTTATCCTCGGAGTATTATCCGATTTTCGACGAAAACTATAGGGCGAAATTGAACGATAAAATCGTGGCACACTACGCACTGCGCGAAATCGGCAGTGAAACGCCGCAAATGTTCGTATTTTATTTGGGGCGTACCATGCGCGAACAAATGGACTATTACAATCAGCTCTATTTGTCTGCGCAACGCAAGTTCGACCCGTTCATAACATCCGACATCCGACAGGAAATGGACTCAACCAGCACGAATGAATCTTCGGGAAAATCTTCGGGCACGCAGTCGAACGAATCCACGGCAACCAGTACGTCCGACACTACCGCCGACAATTCGTCCATGACGTTTAACAGCGAGTTTCCGCAGACCCGTATAAACGATTTCAAGCAGTTCGCCACCAGCGCGTCACAGACGGATTCATTGGGCAACACACATACGGCAACCCAGCAGGACAGTACGGCCACCGCAACCAGCACCAGCAACACGGATTACGCACACTCCTCGGACAGGGGAAACAGCACGTCGCACATGCTCGGCACCAGCGGTTCACAATCCCAACTGTTGCTGGACTGGCGTAGTACCATGCTTAACATTGACATGATGGTAATCAACTCTTTGGAAGACTTGTTTATGGGCATGTGGGGCAGTGGGGATAATATGACCAACGTCCCACAATTGCATTCCACGTCGCTTGCCTACAACCTCGGCCATTAGAGTATACTTGACTTGAGACAGATTGGAGGATATATGGACGGAATTAACATGTGCGCCGCCCCCTTGGATATCGACCCGCGACAGCGGTATTTCACGACGGTTCAGCCGTTTTCGTACCGTGATACGTTGACCGTATTGGGGTATGTGCAGGAGGTGGCCGAACATCTCGACCAGCTCAGAGAACAGCTTGACAATCTCGCCGAAGACGAAAACGCCGACATCGAGGCCATAAATAAAGTTCTCTCCGAGATCGCTGCGTGGCAGGCCTCAGTCGATACCGCACTGGATGATCTCGCGAAAAAGGTAGACCGGTATCAAACATCATCGCTCACCTATAATCCGACAACAGGACAATACGAGGATTCCAAAAACACCGATCGTGACATGTACCGCGAATTGGCCGTATTCGGAGCACGGGTAGACCAGATGGCAACCATGACCACCGAACGGGCCGCACAACATGATTGCATCACATGGGCAGTTTTAGGTAACCACGATATTTTCGGCAACAAAGAACCGAGGGTAACCCCCCGAGAAAGGACGGTACAGCAATGACCGACGTCCAATACAATATGACACAACACCTGGCATTACCGCTCTATACGGACGATACGCCAATGGACTTGCGAGATGGCTATAATAATTCCATGCGTATCCTGGATCAGAAAATTCACCAGCTCGAAATTCTTGTCAGAGAATCTAAGGGGGTTGACTGATGGGAACCGTCTACGAAAAGACAAGCAATTACCGACTGGCCCTATATGGCAACAATGACCCAGCCGATCTTAGGGACGACACACTGGCTACGATAAGTTGTCATTCCTTAATTATACGCTAAACAGTAAGAGAAAAGGATAATATATGTCAACCATATACTCCAAAACCGACAATTACGGCTTGAATTTGTATGGCGACAATGACCCCGCCGACCTGCGTGACGGCTATAACGGCTCCATGCGCACCATTGACACGACTTTGGAAACTCATCTGAATCGTATTGAAGGAGTGGAAGCACGTGAGACCCATGACGAAGCGGTCATGAAGGCGCTGCTTGTGGATAACACGGTGGATAACGCCACCGCAAGTAAAGCTAAGTGGGATAAAGCCGGTACTGACGCCACCACCGCCGCCGCTACAGCTTCCACCGCAGCAATCAAGGCCGACAATAACAGTGCCATTCTTACCGCGCTCGGCGCGGGCACCACCGGTAACGCCACCGTCAATAAGACGAAATGGGATAAAGCGGGGACGGATGCCATCAAAGCACTGGCAGACGCCGCCACCGCCACTCAAAAAGCCAATTCCAACACGGCGATTCTCACCGCGCTAGGCGCGGACACCACCGGCCATGCCACCGCCAACAAGACCAAGTGGGATAAAGCAAGTACGGATGCCGTCAGCGCTAACGACGCTATCGCTCGAATCCTCAAGTCGCTCTCACAGACCAACGGCCACTTGGTTACGTTCGGTGACTCGTACGGGACTAACGCGGACAAGACGCGCGAATGGCCGACCGTACTCAATATCCGACTGGGTGAAAATAGCGTACTGCACAATTACTGTATCGCAGGAGCTGGCTACACCACACCCAACACCACATTCCAATCCGAGCTTAACAACGCAAAAGCGGACACCGGCTATAACCATAATGAAGTCGGCTTAGTGGTGATCGCAGGAGGCCGCAACACCAACGATGGGTATTCGGGGGCATTGCGTACCGCCGCGGTAAGCCTGTATGAGGGCGTGAAACACGAGTTTCCGAACGCCCGAATCATCGTAGTGCCGATGATGTGGGATTGGATGCCAGTATCAAATTATCATAGATACAATGCGGCAAGCTGCATTTCCGCAGCCCGCGAGGTCGGCGTGGAAGCGGTGCCGTGGGCGTGGACGTGGAATCTCGGCAACGACACCTATTTCCCTACCGGCGACATCCACCCGACCGCGGACGGCACCAATGTGATCGTGTCTTACATACTTGACTGGATTAACCATAATTACACAGGACGTACGGAATCGTATTCGTGGCGTGATTCCACCTACACTCTCGCATTGTTTACCATCAACGCTTCGGGCGGTCTGATCACGTTCGGTTGGCATCTTGCCGGCAATGTCACTGCCGCGAATTTTGTGGACATTAAAAACGCGCTGCCGAAATGGGCGGAACGTAACAAGGACTCCACGAACGAGCCGGACGCATGGTCTCTCATGGCATCCAATGGCGCAAACGATGCCACATTGTTTAAAGTGATGGGATCTGATGATTATATGAGCGGCACGTTCGGCATCCAGCCATACACCACCACAGGCAGTCACGGTTCACCCAATGGCTTGATGGGTGGCGGTTTTACCGTCGCATGGTAATACCATCGATAGCCTAATATGATGGCCATAACGTATAATTACGTTATGGCCATTACTTTTTCACAATGGATTGATCAGACTAAAAACCGTTTTTGGGATATGGACGGGGCATATGGCGCACAATGCTGGGACCTGTGGGCTAAATACAGTATGGATATGTACGGCATGAGTATTCAAGACTGCATCACCCCCACCGGTTACGCTGGTGGACTCTACACCTCATATCCAGTATCCAGCCGGTGCGAGCAAGTGTACGAACGCATCCCAGCGGACGGGTATTCGCCGGTGGCCGGTGACGTGGCAATATGGGGATACGGCACCTATACTCCCTACACTCATGTGGCGATAGTAGCGGCAAATGGTACGAAAGACGGGCAGATCTACGTTATCACCCAAAATCCCGACGCAAGCACGCTGAAATGGTTTCCCACTACCGGACTGTTAGGTTATCTGCATCCCCGTATCATGCCTAAGCCGGACGTGGACAATCCGACCGGTGACAACAATCAGGGACGCCCCGACACCGGACGAGGGGGGGGGTGGATACATTGGCAGGGCGATAACTTGTATTTGCATGAGACAGATAACAGTGGCGCACGTACTCGTATTTTCTACAAGACTACCGCTAATAATTTTTCCGAGAAAGCATCACAAGGCCAACCTTCCGGCTCGCAGGGGCAGGGGCACCCATCCAGTTCGGTCAGTACGAAAAACTCTTATGCTCTCTATGTGGTCGGCACCGTGGAATCCAGCTTGCGGTGGGATGCTGTGGAAGCGGCCAACCTACAGGGCATCGGCATTGCCCAGTGGAGTTTTGGACGCCGTTTGCAAGTGTTGAATGCGATGAAGGCGGCAGACCCGACCGGCTATACGACATTTAAAGCCTCGGCACCACAGATCGCCGCCCTTATGGAGAGCGGGGGAGAGTTTACACGAAACCTCACTCAGACAGAAGCCGCCGCATTCCAAACGTGGGCGCAACGCAGTGAGTCGCATGATGGACAACGCAAGCAGTTTGCCGAAGACTACGCCGGATACCCACAGAAGTACGATGATGATAAAATGCAGATCTTGTGGGTTACTGCATATCATCAATCCCCTGCGAACGCCTTGAAGGTGCCTAAAGCGTCGAATCTCGCACAACTCAAGGACAACATATTGTCTACGTACCCGTTCCAGCCTTATTCAAACCGCTATAATCAGGCATATTCGCTGTTGAGCGTGTGGGATGGAAAATCGAATCCACCCGCATTCTAACGTGTGATATAATAAAGAATGTCGGCATGTGATGACTTCCCTTGAGCCGACTAGTACCACAGACAAATGGGGAGTATGACGGTGGTCATGACGTCATACTCCCCATTATTCATAATGGAGGTGAGCATATATGGCATTGCAGACATTAGCCGAAGATGATTACTATGATCTGCATAATCTGCTCACCCGAAACGCCCCATGGAATTTCATTATCGGCGCACGAGGACTCGGCAAAACGTTCGCCGCCAAACGATACGGCATCAAAGAATACATCAAGCACGGTCACGAGTTCATTTATCTTAGGCGTACGGACGTGGAACAACGCCGCAAGGAAACCTTCTTCAAAGACATTCAAGAGTTCTTCCCCTCGTACGAATTTCGTGTGAATGGTGAAAAAGGACAAGTACATAAGGCGTCATGGGATGAAAAGGACTGGCGCACATGCTGTTATTTCGTCGCATTGTCACAGGCGGGCGGGCTGAAATCAGTGGCCTACCCTAAAGTGCACTTGATTATCTTCGACGAAATTTTCCCCGATAACCTACGTTTTTTAAGCAATGAGGTAAATTCATTCTCGGAATTTTACAACACGGTTGACCGTTGGCAGGATAGAACAAAAGTACTATTTTTATCTAACGCGGTGCAAAAAGCTAATCCATATTTTACGAAATACCGGCTTGATATTGGCGCACAGCAATCCAATCAACAGCAATACAAACTCTACTGCGGTGGATTCGTATGTCTCGAATTGGCCGACTATGGCGGATTCTCAGCCAAAGTCGCACAATCAAAGTTCGGCAGATTCCTTGAACAGTATGACGGCGACTATGCGGATTATGCGATCAGAAACAAGTTCCGAGATGAATCGGACACGTTGCTAGCTCCCATACCGAGTGACGGCGAACTCTCGTACATTTTGGACACTACCGACTATGCTCGTTTCGGTATTTGGGTTTCCGTGTCCGAACGTGATGGACATGTTTCACAATATGTTTCACGACGTATCCCTAAAGACAATACTAGACCCGTCTACACGTTAGACCCCAATCATGTTGACGAAAAAACATGGTATGTCAAAAAATCAGATGATATCATAAGACGACTCACCACCGGCTACCGACTAGGTAAAATAAGGTTCGACAACTCACAGGTCAAGGCCGATTTTGGACTGATCATAGGTGAACTGTTAGGAAAATAAGGAGAATAATATATGACAATGACAGCAACCGACGTATGGGGTGTGTTCGCGGTAGTCTTTTTTATCATTGTGGACTACGTGACCGGCATTGCAAAAGCCATTTTAAACGATACGCTCAGCTCACAGAAAATGCGACAAGGATTATGGCACAAGTTCGCCTACCTCATGCTTACCCTAGTCGCCTATTTTATGGACATGATCAACCTACACGTAGATCTCGGATTGCCGGTCAGCGTATTCGTATGCACCATAGGCGGCATTAGCCTGATCGAACTCACCTCGATCCTTGAAAACATTACCGCCATCAACCCCGAACTAGCAGACGCACCATTCATGAGCGTGTTCGCACAAACCAATACCCCCAAACACAAGAAGGAAAACCAACATGAACATCTCTGAATGGATGAACTCAGTAAACGGCAAAACCATTGACGTAGACGAAGCATATGGAGGACAATGCTGGGACCTATGGAGTTCCTACGCGCAATACGTATACGGCATTCCAGCCGCCGACACCAACACCGTAGACGGATACGCCGCAAGCGTCTATACTACGCGATATGACCGCTCCCGCGCCCTACAGGACACATTCAGCCGAGAGGGCGCCGACCATACGCCGGTTTACGGTGACGTGGCATTTTGGAACGGCGCAGGCATGAACCATGTCGCCATTGTCATACAAGACAACGGCAACGGCACACTCAACACCATGTCACAAAATCCAAACAAGGCAGGATACGTGACGATCAGCAAAAACGGCATTATCGGCTACTTCCACCCGCGCTCAGCGAGCGCACCAGCACCAGCACCAGCACCGGCAAACAATAACGTGACCATCGTTCCACGCACCTACAAAGTCAACGTTGATGTACTCAACGTACGCTCTGCACCCTCAGTCAATGCAGAAGTAGTAGCCCAGTATCACTACGGACAGACAGTCAACCTATCCGAAGGCGGTGTGATCGCAGACGGATACATTTGGGCACACTATGTCGGAGGTTCAGGCGCAACCCGATATGTCGCACTCGCCCCAGCCGACAAATCAATGTGGTATCTCGTATTTGCCTGATTAGCGGTATAAGAAAGCCCCTAGGTTAGAACCTAGGGGCTTTAATTATTCATCAGTCGCCATCATCAATCGAAACAGTATATTTACGGCACGGGCGGCCTTTCTTGGAATAACCTTCAGCAACCATGCTGATATCATAATCGTTACTCAATAAAACCTCCGCAATAGTCTCAAGCGCTCCACGGAACGAAAGAGTAGAATCATCCTCCAACCCGTTATCGGAAACGAAACCTCTCCAAACACCGTCAATAATCACCTTATATCGATTGTATTCCTCGAACTCGATAACATATGCAGTAAGGTTTAGCATTTTATTTCCTTTCCCTTGAAGTTGATAACTACACTATAACACAAACAAACAGACGACACGCCCGAAAACAAAATGAAGCAAAAAATTAAAAGACACCTACCAA